CAGAACCGTGATGCAGGTATCAAAGGAAATCCGGAAGGGTTCCTGGTTCCTAACTCACTGACCCGTGCCACTCTTCAGGCAACTGTAACCGCCGCCGGTGGAGCTGCCGTAGCGACTGACCTTTTAGGTTTGATTGAAACTTTACGGAAAAAGATGGTCGTCATGCAGGCCGGGGCAACCCTGATGGATGGATTGCAAGGTAATATCTCCATCCCGCGCAGGAGTGCTGATTCGACTGCTTATTGGAGGTCTGAAGGTGGAATAGCCACCCAGAGCGATCCGACCTATGAATCCGTTACGATGGAGCCTCACAGGTTGACCGCTTATAGCAGATTCTCACGTCAGTTACTTCGTCAGAGTTCATTCTCCGTTGAGGCTGAAGTTCGCGACGTACTGAACTATGCAATGCGTTATGAGCTGGAAAAAACCGCTTTCGACGGTGCTGGAACATCACACGAACCACAGGGTATTTTCAGTAACACATCTGTAAACAACGCTGACCACGGATCGAACGGTACGGTTATCACCTGGGAAAACATCGTTAATCTTGAAGGAATGGTTGCTGCTGATGACGCTTTGTCCGGGACCCTTGCTTATATCACAAATACCACGATGGGTGCTTATCTGAAAACCCTTGTTAAAAACACCTATCAGGGTGGGTTTATATGGGAGAGCTTCACCGGGCTGGCAAGCAGCGGAATGGTTAATGGCTATCCTGCTTATGTTACCAACGTACTGAGCAAAGCATTGACAAAAGGAACCGGGACCGGACTTTCTCCGATCATCTTTGGTGACTGGTCTGCACTGCTTGTCGGTAACTGGGGCGCGCAGGAGTTTATCGTTGATCCTTACTCACGTATCGCATACGATGAGGTGAATGTTGTAACTGTCGGCTACTTCGACTTCGCGTTGAAACACCCACAGTCGTTTGCAACTATCGAAGCTGGCGAGACTTCATAATGGAAATTAAATTCATACGCGGGACGTTCCATTTGGGATACGCCTACCGTGCGGGTGATACGGCTGGTAGCCTTCCTGACGATGTCGTAAAGATGTTAGTCGAGGGAGGTTACGCCGTCCCTGCGAAGTTAAAGACCAGGCTGGAGCCTAAAGCCGAGGAGGTAATAACGCCGATTGTTAAAAGGACACGTAAGAAATGATATACCTTCAGTTAATTGATTCAGGATCAACCCAGGTAGTTGCGTTACCGATTACCCGTGCAGATGCTAAAACACATCTAAGGATAACACACACGTCACACGACGACCTGATTGATGACCTGATATATGCCGCGGCTAAAGAATTTGAGAACTATACCAATCTGTGCTTAACGGCTCAGAGCTGGTATCTCGTCTTGAACCAGGCAGAGGTTAATGAGCGTATTGAGTTTTTTAAGTATCCCGTTTCTAGCGTAACATCGGTTAGCTACTATGACGCTGACAATACTTTGACAACGTTATCTTCTACCGATTACACACTATTCAAGGGCCGTCCGTCGAGCATTATATTCGATGATGTCCCCTCTACTTATGACAGGGATGATAGCATGACCATCCGCTTTGTGGGTGGTTATGCCGTCCTGCCATTTGATATTAAACAAGCCCTTTTAGCGAGGATCTACCGGATTTATGAAAATCCGAATGATCCTGTCAGCGAGAGGCAGACGTACTTTGATAATATTGCAAGGAGTTACCGTTCGTATGACTTATAATGATTCCATAGTGATCCAGCAATACACCCAGTCGAGAGATACGCTGGGGGCTATTGATGCGGGTACATGGGCGACGTATAAGACGGTATGGGCTGAGGTCACCGATGTGAGTGGGAGCGTAACGCATGAAAGCGATATGCCCATTTATGAGGATGCAAAAAGTTTTAAGTTTCGGACGTTTGACGCATCGGCGGTGACTACAAAGATGCGGATCAGTTATGATTCAAATGTCTATGTGATCCACTCTATTCAGAAAGATGGAAGGTTAACGACTACCCTAATCGCTTCGGCTTACGACGATGAATGATTTTGATATAAAACTGGTTGGTGATACTGAGATACTGGCTGCGCTAAAAGATTTAGACTATAAAACGCAGCACAGTGTTTTGAAAAGAGTTCTTAATGACGCAGCGACGAAAACTTTCGTCAAGTCATTAAGGCGAGAAGCACCAAAGAAAACAGGAGTGTTTAGTAAGTCATTTGGGGTAGTGAAGGGCAAGAACAGGAAAGCGGCTGTTGTATTCGCTGGAGCAAGAATGGGGGGTGGTCACGCGGGTTACTTGGCTAATATTATTGAATTCAATAAAATGAAGCCAAGGTATCCTGGGTTTGATAAGAAAACGGGGCAGCAGCGTAAAAGACCCAGTCTTCCGGATGGAAGTATAAGAATGCACTCAGGTATTTTTCCGGTAAGACCTTTTATTAAACGAACATTAGAAACAAATGTTATACCCGCGCAAAACCAGATAATAAACTCAATGCGAACAATTATACAGAGGTCTTGGAATAGCAAGGTAAAAAAAGGATTGGTATGAGTTACAGAACAGCTATATATGACCTGATGAACAACGTCGAGTCGGATGTGTACCCGCTCGTTGCGCCCGCGGAGCTTACCGTCCCGTATGCCGTCTATACAACACGGAGGGAGCCTATAAGGGTACAGGAGGGGACATCTGTTTGGACCACGTATCTTACTATCTATATCTATGCGAGTGACTTTTCAGACTGTGATAATCTTGCTGATGTGATAAAGACGAACATGGAACATCGCGCGGGTACGTACGGGACTGACGTTTTGATAGGCAGCATGATGATAAGCGAGTCGGATGATTACATACCCTCATTGAACAAGTATTTAATAACGCAGGAATATAAATTAGAATTTGACTAATAACTAAAAAAAATGGCACTAAGAGGAGACTATTTAACAATTCGGGTCCAGCAGCACAGCTCCGGGACTGTTAACGAAATAATTGCCGAGACCACATCTGTTAATATAGATTTCTCGGCCGAGTCACTGGAAACAACTTCACAGACGTCGGGCCTGCACTCGGAGTTTATCGCAGGGAAGGTAACGTGTACCATCTCAGGTGATTACCTGTTGGCTTCAGATGGTACTCAGTTTTCACAGTTGTTCACACACATGAATGCGGGTAACGTTCTGGAGATTGAGGCTTACAGAAGCACTACTAAGTTCCTGGATGGGGACGGCGTTCTGACTTCTTTGAATCTTAGCGGTGGGAACTCAGATCAACTCGTAACCGGGTCTTTCAGTATTCAGTGTTCAGGTAACATGGCCGTATGATAACAGAAAAGGGTAATCTACCGATGTATTTCGGTATGAACACGCTCGCCAAGTTTGGCGACATGACGGGCAAGAACATGAACCAGGTACTTGCTGCCGTGGGGGATATGTCTAAGATGAAGATGTCCGAGTTGCTTATCTTTATCTATTGCGGTTTTGTTGAGGGGGCAAGAAAAGAAAAGGTTGATTGCGTTATTGAGTCTGTTGAAATGGTTGGCGATATGATTGATACAGATGCCACGATCATTCAAAAGTCAATGGAAGTGTATCGAAATCAATCTACCCCGGACAATGTTGAAAAGAACGACAGTAAAAAAAAATAACGTTCGATGACATACAGGCTATCGCGTTAGGAGGAGTGGGATTGAGTCCCTCGGAGTTTTGGGGGATGACGCAAAGGGAACTGTATAACGCTATAAAGGGTTACGGAGACAAGCAGAACGTTCTATATAGAGCTGGGTGGGAGCAGACTAGATGGCTAGGGGCTATTGTTTCGAATAGTAATCCGTACAAAAAGAAAGCGATACAGCCGCGCGACTTGATGAAGTTACCCTGGGAGAACGCCCAATCGGATCGAAGCACGGAGATTGAACTAATAAAGGAACGACGCAAATGGCTAACACAGTAGCGAACCTCACCGCAGTACTTCAGATGAACAACACTAAGTTCAAGAAAGGACTTAGTGATTCTGAGAAGGCTATGAAAGCCTTTAAGACGCAGTTGACGAATATTGGGGGTACTATTGCGGCTGCATTTTCAGTGCGTTCTATCGTAGCATTTAGCAAGGCTTCATTTGCTGCGCTTGACGAATCTCGCAAAGCTGATCGAGACCGATGGTGAGCGCTACGATGCGATCACTTTGCGCCTCCTCGATCTCGTGCGGCAACGGCACGCCGAGCACCAGCGGAAGATTCGCCACCTTGAGCCCGCGCTGCGCCAAAAGCGTTGACAAAGGCGTCTTCGATGTGCGCGACACACCCACCAGGAT